CGCTGACTTCATCTCGGGCTAACAGATTTCGTTGTTTGGCATCCAAATAATATTTAACGCGAGTTACCCACTTATCGACCTCGTCAACTATACCTTTTTCGTGCATCAAATCTTCACGTTTAACACCCAAAAAGTACACTTTAAATTCGTCAGAAACTAATTCAAACATTTTTCCTGCCTGGTCCCAAATCTTGGACAATCCAGAGAAGGCCTTGGGCACGATATCAAGTCGTTTCAACAAGTTATCATAAAACTTATCAGTAGGAATCCGAGATACTCCAAAGAAAGCCAAAAGCGTGAAACAAATTTGTCCAATGAGGGGTATATGATCTGAACCGTTCATTTCAAATTTCCATCCAGCAACACTCAAGAGTTGTCGTATTTTATCAGTGACTGCCTTAGGCCAATTGAAATAGATGAGAGCAAGCATAATAACTGCACAGCCTATTTTCCAATCCCAGGCCAATGCAGCAAAGCACAAAATGAGTGTTATAATTAAACCCAAAGCAGAAACTTGTGTTGTAACGTTCTTGACGAATTTGTTTATCGTTGCTAAAAGTCCATTTTCCTGTTGCAATCGCGATGTTAAGTTGTTAATATTCGACAATGTTGAAGCAGCAATATCTGCCAAATTTGTATGTGTGGCAACAAGTTCCGGAATTTGAGTCATACACGTGTCTGCCAAAGATTCAGCTGCGTCACGAACCTTATTAGTAGCATCTAAAACCTTAGCTCCTTCTACTACTGTGGCAGCGGCAGTGCCAACTCCAGGTAGTACGAAATTGGTGGCAGCATAAGCAGCAGCTCGTTGTACACTTGGACTTTTGATCAATTTTACAAGATCTTCACGTTCCATCTGAAATTGAAATTTCTGTTCCTTGCGAATCTGTCGTAATTTACGTACCAAAGTTTTGTTCTTTTCATGTTGACGTTGTCGTGCATTTTCTAGAGCGATAATTCGTTTTCTAAGTGTGGCTTCTAATTGATATTGAATGTTGAAAACAGGACCTGGATTACTTTCAACATCTCCATTTTGAGTCAAGTCTGCAACATACATCTTCTCTACCAGTTGCAGCATTTCCTTTGCACACTGTTGTTTAGGCATTTTCTTTCCACATCCAATTGCTGTCGTAACAAAATGACAAAAAGAACATTTGCTCTGAAAAAGTGGAGCTTCTCGTGGTGATGGTAAACTTTCGAAAGTATACTCCACCTCTTGCTGACACTGATCAGCAACAAGCTTCAAACCTGAAACATGATCGTTGTTTAAAATAATAGGGGTGAGACTGCGGATCACTTGTTTCTTATTTTGTGACATTTTGATCCATTTGTGTTGTCTGTTACAACTGTCAATATGCTTTCATATTGTCATTGGTCTTTCCCAACGCCAGAAGACTTTGTCTCCAGTCAGATAAAATTGTTTCAGAATAGTCTCGTCCATTTAAAAGATATAACACAAATTCATTATCGTCGTATTTCAAATAGTGGCCTCCGACACTAATCTCCACGCCGAATCATTATACAAGAACCTGAAATGAGGGTATCACCAACTCATCACCATTTCAGTTTAACTATCAATACAAAAGGAGAGCTTCGTCAACGTCCATCATAGCCTGGCTAGGACTCAGAAGTTGCTGTTGTATCTTTAGTATATCCTCATACAAATCTTCAACGCTTCAAAATCTCTTCCGTCTCACGAGAAGAGCGAAGTGAATGTAC